TTACCGCGCGTTACCGCCGCCGTTACCGCTCTGTTCACGTCGCTTGACGCGCGCGTCAGCAAAGCGGTCCGCAGCCTCCAACACGGCGCGATCATACTGCTTGGTGGTGGTGGTTGCGCTATGCCCGGCGACCTTGCTGGCATCGTCCAGACTGGCATCGGATGCCCTGCCCTCGGTGATGCCTGAAGCCCGCAAGTCTCGCGCCCAAAGGGTCACCGGAAGACCTGCCACCTTGCGGTCGACCGACCAGCGCTGCGCGAAAATCGTGGCGCGCCAGGGCAAGCCGTTTTCCTCGGCCACGATGATCGGCCCCTTGCGCTTCTCGATCGGCCAGTGCTGCAGCTCTTCCATGACCATCGGCGCCTTCCTCAGCGAATAGGAAATGCTGATGCCTGTGCTATCGGCGGTCTTGGATGGCGTGTAGTGCAGCACCATGTCGGCGTCGATGTCTTCCCAGCGAAGGCCAAACCATTTCAGATCCCGGTCGGCGTCAAGCACTTCGGAAATTCCGCCCATGTCCATCGGCCACCACTGGCCGATCACGTCCCACAACCGAAGCACCGTCTCGAAGCACAAGGCATAGGCGAGCGCCGACGAAGGCCGGCCGGCCTGATGCGCTGCCGCGCGCGCCGCGATGATCTGGGTGGCGGTGGCGGACTGTTTGCGGGGCTTGGGGTGCGGGAGCCTCTTTGCAGTCTCGCGCATGACGACCGACAATTCCGAACAGCCGGGCAAGCGCATCATGATGCCGAAGCTGACTGCAGCGAAAAGAACGGCGCGCGCGGTCGACGCAGCGGCGAGATAACGCCCGTTCTCCGACCAAACGTCATGCCAGTCGATGAGGTCAACGCCGGTTGTTTCGTCAAGCCGGACGCTGCCTATGTGGCCCTTCAGGTTCTTCAGATAGTGGTTATAGGGCCGCAGCGAACCGGGTTTCAGCTTCCGGTATGGGCTGCGCTTGTGCGTCTCGTAGATGGTCAGGAGCGACTTGATCGTTCCGTCGAACTTCAGAGGGTCGGCACGGTAGCCGGTGCGCCATAGAAGCATCTCGGCTTGGAGCGAATGGCATTTCGCCTTCAGCATCTCCGGCTGATCGGCCAGATAGTAGAGGTTCACCGTTTTCGGGATGTAGCCGTTCTTTACGTCATTTTCGTCGGCAACCCAGTGTGGCACTCGGCCGCCAGCGCGCTTGATCCATTTCAGACCTGGGGCCTTTGTCGCGTCTTCGTTTTCCATTGGCTTGCGTCCGCTTTGCCGGGTGGCGCTGTTGCCGTGGTCGAGCCGGTTCCAAGGTAATTTTCATAGAACCGCTGCACCAAGGCGACCGGGCGCCCTCCGTGAAATTCATCAATAGCCGGGAAACCGGGCTTGTTGGCAAGGGTCGGCAGGCGCTCGCGCATCCATTTGCCTGCTTTATCCTTCCCGACGATGGCCTCTGCGATCTGCTCGTCCGATGCGAACATGGGCAGATCGTCGAGGGTTGCCCCGGCGCGGGTCATCTGCCCGCCCTCGCGCAGGTCCAGAACCACAGGCCGGCGTTGTCACAATGTTGCTGTGCTTTCGAAAAATTGCTGAAATCGCCGTTCATCCGGCGCGCTCCATCGATTGGCAAGCGTCTTCGAGCCGATTGGTTGAGCCGTTCAGCGCTTCGCGTATCGGCGTCAATGTGCCGTCATCATCCAGATCTGACGTATTGCCCAGGGCCAACCAAATGGTGCGCAGTTCGTCTCGCACTTGGTGAAGCTGGTCGATCGCTGAGAGCGGGACAACCCGGCCGCCTCCTATTGGATCGCCCTCCCCGCTGAGCAACCATTCCCACCGGACGCCATAGCCAGCCGCATACAGGCGGGCGACTTCATAGTCGAAAGCGCGGTTTCCGCTCTCGTGGCCCGCATATGTGCCGGGCGGCACTTTCAGCGCTTCGGCGCCGCCGCTGACGGTGTGGATACCGGCCTGAGTTCTCGCCCAGGCCAGCCGCGCGCCAGCGGTCTTGATCTTGCTCGTAATGCTGACGACTTGGATCACTTCGCACCTGCCTTCGGACCTTCATGGCCCTCAAGCGCATCGGTAACGGGTCCAAGGAGTTCGTCGGCGGCGGCAAGAGCATCAACGATGCTGGTTGCCATATTCACATGGCCGCCTTCCTGGATCGCCCAGGCCGCTGCACCGCAAACCCGGACGATTGCAGCCGCTTGGATGCAGCAAGACATTATCTGATCTGCAGACATGTCTCTGTGATCGATGAAGCGGCTCATTTGCCACCTTCCCGGGTAAGCTGCCAATCGATGTCCCCGGCAATCTTGGCCAACTCCGCGAGAACCGATGCAGGGCTGTCGGTGCCCCCGTCATACTGGCCGACTATGATCCCAAACTTAAGTTCGCCTTCGTCTCGGGTGCTGACTGGCCTTTGCAACACGGCCTCGCGTATGTCGTCGATCTCGCAGCCGATATTGTTGCGGAGGAACTCTAGTATCTCGCCAGCTTCGTTGTACGGTTGACCGTCATCCGGGCCGTTGAAACGAGGCTGCTCCTGAAGACCGCTGAGAACTTGGGCGACAGTGGTCAGCGTCTCGACGAGTGCCGACAGTTGCTTGAGCGAGAGATGGTCGGTTTTGAAGCCGAGCGGGTGCGCTGGGCGGCTCATTCCGCACCGCCTTCCGACTTGCCCATGGTTTTGACCACGGCAACCATTGTCGCCATCGCGTAGCGGTTGACCTCGCCCAGGAAACCGATCTCGACGCCGGTCAGATGGTTGCGGGACGGCAAGCGTTCTTCCTGCCGGAGTCGGCACATATCGTTGACGATGCAGCCGAGAAGTGTGGTTGCGCCGTTGGTCGGGTGACGGCCGATGAAGTCGAGATATTCGCGCGCCAGTTCGTGGCCTTTGTCGCAGTCCTTGCCGAAATGGCCGGTTGCGTCGACATTCCAGTAGCAGATGCCACCGCCGGCATCGCGGCCTTTGCGGTGCATAAACGACAGGGTGTCAGCCTCATGCGCTATCTTCGCAGCGGGGCGACCAGTTTGAATTTTCGCCGATGCGGTGTTATGTAACGCCTTGGTCATCTTCAATATCCTTTGTCGGTGATCGTGGGGAGCCGCCGTGCAAGGCGGTTTCATTTCGAACGACGATCAGATTGAGCTTGCCGGCTCGCTGGTCGTCGTTTTCGTTTCGTCCATGCGGTTACGGATGCACCGCACGATTTCAGAATTTTGAGAACTTCCGTTCCGCGCGGCCTGCGTGGCGATGAATGCCTTCACGTCTGCCGGCAGTCTCACCAGAAATTTCGGGTCCGCCCGACTCATGTCCTTTCCTTTCCGTTAACCAAGACGGAATATAGCACCGTGCTAGGTTGCGAGCAATAGCACCGTGCTATATATCCCCAGCCTATGGCGCGCGAAGATCCCCAGATAAACATCCGGCTACCGGCGAACTTGAAAGAGCGCCTGGAGGAGCGCGCCGAACGCAACAACCGCAGCACCACCGCTGAAATCGTCGCTCGGCTGGAACAGTCCTTTCTCGGCCCCAAGCATCCGCCGTCGATCACGATCCGCTTGGAGGCGTTGCCGTTTGGGACGCCTGCCATCGACGTATCTATCGGCACATTCTTTTCCGACCTGTCGAAGACGCTGAAAGAAAGCGTGGAAAGCATTCGCGCCGCTGAACGGGTCGAAGGGCTTGCGGAGCGCGAGCGCGCCGCAAATAGCCTCGAACCCGCACAAGATGCCGGTATCGACGACGCAAGAATCGTTGTCTCGGTCGCGGCGGAAAATACCGAACGGCGCCGACTAAAACGGTTGGCCAAGCTCGAACGCGACGCTGCCGCCGCTAAGGCAGCCCAAGACGATGAAAGCGGCGAATAGCTCACGCCGCGCAATCCTTCAGCAGAAACGTTAGCACCTTGTGGACGGCGCGGGTGTCGGCCGCGTTGCTGAATTCGCCGCCGTCGTAAACGCCGGGCTGACTGTTGAGATAGTGGCACCAGCCCCAAACCATCGCGGCGACCCGCGCCCCATCCATGGTCTCGGGCGTGAGCGTCAGGATTCGGTCGGAGAGCTCCGAGCATCGATGGAATGCGGCCGCAATAGAGGGGTCTTTGTCGAAGTCCTCTCCTGAATCGCTGAAGGCGGCGCGCTCGTCCGCCCAGGCCTTGCGGAATTCGACGCCAAGGGCGATCAGGTCAGCGTCAGTATGCATAAGGCTTGATAAGGGGGTGGGGTTCATTGAAAGCTCCATCGGATGCGATGGATACTATTCAAGCACCGCTTAACCATATAGTCAAGCCACGCTTAACACCTTTTCAAGTTCGGCTTCACCTTGTTCGGCGCCGGAACCTTCGATGCTCGTTCATTGTCCCGACAATGCGGCCAGGATTCTTGGCTGAGATGGTCAGCGTAGGATAGTCGGGGTTGAGCGGGTAAAGTTCGATGATCGGCTGGCCGTTGTCGTCCAAGCCGCGCGGGCGGTACTTCTTGAAAGTTGCCTCTTCCTCACTCTCAATGGCGGCCACCACGCAATCGCCAGGCAGAGGCCGAAGGCCGGTGTCGACTATAATCACGTCGCCGCTCTGAAATTCGGGAAGCATGCTGTCGCCATCGATTTCCAAAGAAAAGGCGTATCCGGCCGGCTCCCAATGGATTTCAAAAGCTTGGGTATCTGGGGGCAGTGGCTGCTCGGCAATGACTGGTGACCAAGAGCCTGCTGTCACGCGGCTGATCAGCGGCGCGGCGAAAACCTTGCCTTCCGCTTTGAAAGGGAGCAACTCGCGCCGGCCACCAGCTGGGGCTAGATCGATACCCAGCAAATTGCTGAGCTTGATCAATCTGCCTCCAGTCGGCGTGGTGGTGTCACTTTCCCATTGGGATACAGCCTGAAGACTTACGCCCATGGAATTGGCGACCGAGGCCAGCGTCAAATCCTTCGCCTTGCGCGCGGCTTTGATGGTTTCCCCCAAGGTCATGAAAAAATTCTCCGTTTCAATTCAAGAGACTAAAGCCAGACTTGATTAATTCAAGCAAGCTGCACTTGAACTTATGGTTAAGCCGTGCTTGAATTTCACTTCGCAAATCAAGCCAGGGGTGCAGAACTTCATGAGTGATCCGGACGGAAAGAGCGGCCTCGAACTGGCCGTTGAAGCAATCGGCCAGGCCAAGAAGCTTGCCGAGATGCTGGATATCACGCCGCAGGCCGTAAGCCAGTGGAAGCAGATCCCGCACGACCGCGTGATTGCAGTCGAGCGGCTGACAGGCATCCATCGTGGCCGCCTCCGTCCCGACCTGTACCCGCCGGAACTGCCGTCAGTTGATTTGGTGCGAGCATCGGCATGACGGCGGCGCAATGACCAGCGGCGTTTTCGCGGTGTCTCGCGACATCTTCGAACATCATTTTTTCGCGGCGGAACCGTTCACCGAGCGCGAGGCATGGGTTTGGCTGATCCGCGAGGCGGCATGGAAAGCGCGGCGCGTTCGGGTCAAGGACGGCATGGTAGCGTTGAAGCGCGGCCAGCTCGCGTCATCGGTCAGGTTCATGGCCGATCGCTGGCAATGGCACCGGTCCAGTGTCGACCGCTTTCTAAAGCGTCTAAAAACCGAGACAATGATCAGCATCTCCGTCGAGACAGGGCAGAGCGTCATAACTATCTGTAAATACGACACTTATCAGCGCGTCAGCCTTCCAGCCGAGACAGCTAGCGAGACACCAAGCGAGACGACCGCGAGACAACCCCGAGACAAACAAGAAGACATTAAAGGCATTGAAGGCATTAAAAAGAAGAACAACGCGCCTTCGGCTGTGGTCGACAAAGTTCCCCCTCAAGCCGTCCAACCCAACCCGGCAGAAAACAAGAATGACCGCGAGGGCGGGCCGGATTGGCACGGGTCGGCCGAAGAGAAGTTTTATGCCGCCCTGCCCGGATGGCAGAAAGCCGGAGTGCCGCGCGGGATGCTGTTTCAGATCGGCGAGCATCTTGGCGGCGACTTCGATCAGTTGATTGACATCGCTGGTCGAGCCGCGAGCGCCAAAAAGCCAAAGGCCTATCTCGGCGGAGTGCTGAAACAATACCGCCCCCCGGCGCCGGCAAAGGTCGATCCCAAATTACCGGCATGGATCACAGACGCGCGCTGCCAAGGTTACCCGGTCGAGCGGGAAGGCACGTACTGGCGCTTCGCTGGCGGCCTCTACGACGACACCAAGCAACAGGTCGGCAACTGATGCGCGAGCTGAGCGAACTCGGAATTTTCATCAATGATCGCGATGGCGAGCAGCGGACTACCTGCCCGTCTTGTTCCCCGCATCGCCGGAAGAAAAAGGACAAATGCCTTGCTGTCAGGATCGACGGAGACGGAGCAACCTACTTCTGCCACCACTGCGGTTTCAACGGTGGCGTTCGAACAGGGCAAGCTTTCGGCGGCGGCAAAGGACTACGCAAAGACGGTCCGGGGCATAAGCGCGACGACTTTGGCGCAGCTCGGCGCCGCCTCAGGAACGGTCTACTTTCCTCGCCGTCTTGAACGCAAAAGCGAGGCCGTTTTCTTCCCCTACACGCTCAGCGGCAAGCGGGTGAACTACAAGGCCTGCGCCTTCCCAGAGAAGGATTTCATCGGCGAGAAGGGCGGCAAGCTTTGCTTCTACAATCTCGACCGCGTGTTGGCCGCGCCCCCCGGCGATGTCTACATGGTCGAAGGCGAATGGGACTTGGCCGCCATGGTCGAGGCCGGTTTACCGATCGGCCGGATTCTGTCTGTGCCAAACGGCGGCCGGGAGAAGAAGGAAGGCGCGGACGACAAGCCAGCGGAGCCCGCCGGCTATGAGTACGTCGAACAGGCTCTGGCGCGCGGCCTCGGCAAGCACAAGCGTTTCATCTGGTGCGGGGACATGGACGACACCGGGCTTTCGCTCCGGGCGGACATGGCCCATCTGCTCGGCGCCGCCAAGTTCTGGTTCATCGACTGGCCCGAAGGTATCAAAGACGCCAACGACATGTTGCGCGCTGATGGCATCGAAGCGCTGAAAGACCTGGTCACCAATGGTGCGTTGCCGTGGCCGGTCGCCGGTCTCTACAGGCTCGCGGAACTGCCGGAGATGGCGCCGATCCGAGCTTGGGAGGTTCCCCGCATGCCGGCCTGGCGCGGCAAGATCCTTTTCGCGCCCGGCACCATGTCAGTGGTCACCGGTCACCCTGGCCACGGCAAGACGGCCGTGATGGCGCAGGTTTGGGCCGACATCGCCGACAAATACGGGCTGGTCATCGCCACGGCCACGTTTGAGACGCGGGCCAAGCCACACTACCGGCGCATCCTGCGGACGCTGCATGCAGGCCGTCTGGAGCGAGAAATGACGCCGGAAGAAATCCGGTACTCGGACCAGTGGATAAACGACCACTACCTGTTCATGCAGCACCCGGAGCAGACGCCAACGCTAGGCTGGCTACTTGAAACGGCAGAGGCCGCGGTGGTCAGGCACGGCGCATCAGTGGTGCAGCTCGACCCATGGAACCGACTGGAAAGCCAGCGCGAGGCTCGGGAAACAGAAACCGAATACATCGGCCGCTGCCTGACGGCGATCTACAAATTTTCGCAGGACATGGGCTGTCACGTCCAAGTGTTGGCCCATCCGGCGAAAATGGACGGGCCGCGCAAAGGTTCGCCCCCGGAGCTCGACGACATAGCCGGCTCAAAGCATTGGGACAACCGCGTTGACCAGGGCTTGGTCGTGCACCGCCCGAAGATGTTCGACGAGGGCCAACGCTGCACCGATGCGGTGATCTTCCACAAGAAGACCCGCTTCGACGAGCTGGGCCATCCCTGCAAGCTGAAGATCAACTTCAACATCCAGAACGGGAGGTTTGAAGATGCCGAATAAGGAAAAATCCGAGCGGCTTCCGTGGTCTGTTGAACAGGCGTTGCTTGTCCACACGAGCATCAATCTCGCGGCCCGCGACGCTGTAATCGGCATCTGGTGCGAGTTGCCAGACAAGACTTGGTTGGCAATGAAACCCGTCCTGGAGCGGTGGATAGCGATCGGCAACGCCAATAGGGCGGATCTGCGGCGGATCATTGACGAGGTTGATTACCGGCGCCGCGAATTCCCCGAGGCCTGACACTTTCGAACGACAACAAAGGGCGTTGCCATGACCGTGATTGAAGCTTCGGGCGGGGGCTGGATTGTGGTTTCTCGCGGCGAAACCTTGGCGGGGCCGTTTCCGACCAACGCGGAAGCCTGGCGCGCGGCTGATCGCATCGAGGGCTCGCCCATATCGCCAGCCGAAAAGCGGGCTGACTGGATCTCGAACAAGATCCTGTCGAGCGGGCCGGCAGAAAACGGGTTGCAGGAAAACCCGTTTCCCACCCTTCCGAAGCAGACCCGGCAGGAGAAGAAACAGGCCGCTAAGAAACGGCGGACGAAAGAGCGGCGGAAGCGCGCTGCAGCAAAGGCTCCGAAATGGCTGCGGACAATAGCGGCGACTGACTTCGACCCGAAGGGAAAGCGCAATTATCGGGATGCGCAGCTCGGGACATTTGGCGCGGCATCGCCCGTCCGCCACATCAGTCCAGCGGAATATCTAGCGGCAAGCGAAGGGAATAGGGAACGAAAATTGAGCGGTTCGCAAGCGTTCGTTCACCAATCTTTCGGCTACCGGTGGGCAGACACCGAGAATGTCGGGGAAAGCTCGGCGCGCTTGGTCGTTGTCCACAGCGAGGCCTGCAACCAAGCAGCCGCGCACTCATGCAGAGGCGTCCCCGCTCAGGTTGAGCTGCGTAACAGGAAAAACTCTGTGGAACTTCTCAATGGTATTGCCGCGATCTCAACAACAGGCCTCAATCCACGTAAGCCCAGCACAGGTGAGCCGATCTGCGAGCGCGTAGATCCGTCGGCCCTATTCGTCGACCATGAGTACCAGCGTGCTATTGGCGAAAAAGGCCACAGACAAATCCGGCAAATCATCGAGAGGTTTTGCTGGACGAAATATAAGCCGCCGATCTGTGCCTACGCCGAGCATGGCGGCAAAACTATCTTGAAGGTGCTTGACGGGCAGCACACTGCAATTGCAGCTGCGAGTAATCCTCATATCGATCTTATCCCGGTGATGATCGTCGACGCGCCCGACACCCAGACCCAGGCAGCGGCATTCGTCGGTCAAAACACTCAGCGGCTTGGAGTTACCGCACTGCATCTCCATCACTCTGCGGTCTTAGCGGGTTTTGAGGACGCTGTGGACGTTGACCGTACCTGTCAGCGGGCCGGGGTCAAAGTTCTTAGGAATCTGCCCAAGTCGGGCAAATATCAGCCTGGCGATACGATTGCGATTTCGGCCATCAGGGGCCTCGTCGCCCGTCGTGAACCACTGGGAGCGCGGATCATCCTTGAGGTCTTGGCCAAGGCTCATTTGGCACCCATCACCGCAACTCACATCAAGGCTGCCGAGTACGTCATGACCGACAGTGAGATGTCGATAAAGCTCGATCCCGATGATCTGTCGAAAACGATAGGCGATCTGTACCTGTCGGCCGAAGACGAAGCGAAACTAATGGCGAAGACCCATCGCACGTCGGAATGGAAGGCGCTCGGATCAATCTGGTACCGCAAGACAAAGAAGAAGCGACAGGTGATGCGCTTGGTCGCCTGAAACGGCGCGCCGCGGCGAATTGACGGCGCGGCGCACCCCAACGGAGTTTCGTATGACGAAAGCAGCAAAGAAAACCAAGCCGACCGCGCCAAAGATGCGCAAGGGTGAGGCCGAACAGGTGAAAATCCGTCGCGACCTCGGCCATGACTTCGCTGTCCAGACGGATGATTACGGGCGCGATCGGCTTATCGCCGGGACGGCAGAAGCGCGTCGGGTCTACAATGTCAGCAATGGCGGCTATATCAGCACGGGTGGCATAGCCCGGGTTCGCAAGGTCGATCCCCTCAAGGGCATCTCGAGCCTGACGTACAAGCAGCGGGAGGCCGGTACTCGCTATCGCGCTGACTTCGAACTGGCCACGCGCGAGGGCCTGAAGACCATGGGCATGGGCGAGCGCGTGGACGGAGGGCGGTCCGGAGCGAGTGTCCCGGCCAAGCTGATCGACAACCATGCTGTCATGGCGCGGGCGCGGCAAGCTCTGGTCTATCCCGAGATACTGGCTGTAATCGATGCGGTATGCGGTCTCGGGATGTCAATCAAGGAAGTGGCGCAGCGGGAGAACGTGGTCCGAGACATTCCCGCCCAGCTTTTGCGCATGGGTCTGGAACGCCTCGTTTTCCACTACGGGTCGCAGTCAGCAACGCGTCACAACAGTTGAAACGTGCCGTCACGTATGGTAGATATTTGGGCACGGTGACGATTTGCGCCGGAACCCGCCTAAGTCAGGCGGGTTTTTTGTTGAGCAGCGAAGCAGGAAGCTCCTCCAGAGACTTCTTCTTGCAGCCTGACCGTCTCAAGTGAGCGTTGGCTCGATCCCCGGCGGGTTAAGCCTTATCCGCTGACCGGCCGCAAAATTCCTGGCAAATTCTTCGTTCTCAAAAAGATGCTGGGTGGTTTCGCCGTTCTCAAAAATCTGCACCGCCCATTTGCCGTCGATGCGTTCGATACGAACACCAGTTGTCTTATCGTCCAAGTCGCCACTCCCACACACGAGCTCCAACAAACCATAGCGTCTTAGAACGCACAAGTTCCTGCATGCGCTCAGACCGCAAGGTGCCTCAATGCCCGCAAAAGAGCTAACCCCGAAGCAAGCGCGCTTCGTCGAAGAATTCATGATCGACCTGAACGCCACACAGGCGGCAAAGCGGGCCGGCTACAGCGAATTAACAGCCCAGGTGCAGGGATCGCGCCTGTTATCGAATGTTATGGTTGGCGAGGCCATCGCAGCGCGGCAGGCGGCCATCGCTCAGAAGCTCGGCGTCACGCAGGAACGCATCGTTGCCGAGCTGGCGAAGATTGCCTTTTCCGACATCCGCAAGGCGGTGCAGTGGGGCCGCAGCCCTATCGACACGGAATCGGAGAACGCCAAGCCGAATGGTCTCGGCATCTATCCGGTCGAGTTGGTCGGCAGCGACAAGATCGACGACGACACGGCCGCGGCAGTCTCTGAAGTCTCGCTCACCCAGACCGGCATCAAGATCAAGATGCACGACAAGAAATCGGCGCTGGTCGACTTGGGCAAGCATCTCGGCATGTTCAAGGAACGCGTCGAGCTCACTGGCAAGGACGGCGCCGCGCTCGTCCCGGTGGTCAATGTCCGCCTCCGCAGCCGCAGCTGAAATCAATCTCGACCTGCACGACAAGCAGGCGCTGGCATTCGAGACCGAAGCAACCGAAGCGCTCTATGGCGGTGCTGCTGGTGGTGGCAAGTCGCACCTGATGCGCGCGGCCGCCATCACCTGGTGCGCGGAAATCCCAGGCCTTCAGGTCTATCTCTTCCGACGCATCCGCGACGACCTGATCAAGAACCACATGGAAGGCCCGCAAGGCTTTCGCCAGATGCTCGCCGGCTGGGTGGAATGCGGGTTCGTCACCATCGTCGAGGATGAAATTCGGTTCTGGAATGGATCAAGGATATACCTTTGCCACTGCAAGGACGAGAAGGACCGTTTCAAATATCAGGGCGCTGAAATTCACGTGCTGCTGATCGACGAGCTCACCCACTTCACCGAAGTGATTTACCGGTTCCTCCGCAACCGCGTGCGCATGGTCGGGATCAAGGTTCCTCCGCAATACGCCGGCCGCTTCCCGCGCATCCTGTGCGGAGCCAATCCGGGCGGCATCGGTCACCAGTTCGTCAAGGCAACGTTCATCGACGGCGTGCTGCCTCTGAAGGTGTACAAGGCCGAAGTCAGCGAAGGCGGCATGCAGCGGCAGTTCATCCCTGCGCAGCTCGAAGACAACCCATCAATGAACGACAACGATCCCGGCTATGAAAGCCGGCTGATGGGTCTCGGTTCGGAAAGCCTGGTGCGCGCAATGCGCTATGGCGATTGGGATGTGGTCGAGGGCGCCTATTTCGACAACTTCGAACGACGCCGGCATGTCATCAAACCGTTCGCCATCCCCGACCATTGGACACGCTTCAGGGCGGGCGATTGGGGCAGCGCCAAGCCGTTCTCTTTCGGGTGGTATGCGGTAGCGTCCGACGACACGATAGTGCCGTCTGGCGTGGCTGGCGCGCCCGGCATCGTCATTCCGCGCGGCGCGCTCATCAAGTACCGCGAATGGTATGGCGTGAAGATCGATAAATCGGGCCGCTATCTGCCCAACACCGGTCTGAAGCTGCATGCCGAAGCCGTCGGCGCCGGTGTCCGCCAGCGCGATTATGACGACACGATCAGCTACGGCGTTCTTGACCCTGCTGCCTTCAGCCAGGACGGCGGGCCATCTCTCGCCGAGCGCATGGCGAACGGGACCAGCTCCAACGGATCGACCTTCCGACGCGCCGACAACAAGCGAACGGCTGGGCGCGGTGCCATGGGCGGCTGGGATCAGCTGCGCGGCCGACTGACTGGCGACGAAGACGGCCGGGCGATGCTGTTCTTCTTCGAAACCTGCATCCACACGATTCGGACACTGCCGGCGCTGCAGCACGACGAGGCGAACCCGGAAGACCTCAACAGCGACCAGGAAGACCATGCGGCCGACGAGACGCGCTACGCGTGCATGTCGCGGCCATGGGCAGCCAAGACCAAGACGCCGGCTCCCAAGGTGCCGCAGGGCCATGTCCAGCTTCCCGGCGTGCCTGACGACGGCAACGGGCGTCGAAGGATTCGCATATGATCAACGACACTGAAGACGAGATCGACAGCACCGCAGACGATGTGGTCGACCCGTCGCTGAAGCCGAAGGCCTCCAAGGGCTGGCTGAAGCTGATCACCGATCAGGAGAAGGCCGGCTTTGCCGACTATCAGACACGGTGCACCAACATCCAGAAGCGATATGCCGATCTGGAGCGCCTGGCCAACGTCACCCGCGACCGCGAGTTTCAAATCTTCTGGGCCAATATCGAGGTCTTGAAGCCTTCCATGTATTCCCGCCCTCCGGTCCCGGTCGTGGCGCCGCGCTTTCAGGACAGGCGACCGCTCCCGCGCACGGCATCGGAGCTTGTCGAGCGCTCGACGGCGGTCACGTTCGATCGGCAGAACATTGACGGCGTGATGCGTTTGGTGCGCGACGACCTGGCCACGATTGCGCGCGGCTGCATGTGGATCCGGTACGAGACCAAGAGCCGAGAGAACGGCTACACCGAAACCGTTTGCATCGAGCACAAGAACCGCCGCGACTTCGTGCATGATCCCGCCCGCAACTGGAAAGAGGTGGACTGGGTCGCTGGCGGCGCATGGATGACGCGCAAAGAGATGCGCAAGCGCTTCAAGGCGACGTCGGGCAACGCCTATCAGGATGCCGAGTTCGCCAAGCGCAAGGACGACAAGAACAACACCGACGGCAAGCTGAAGGCGCGGGTCTGGGAACTGTGGTCGAAGTCCGAAAACAAGGTGGTGTGGCTGTCACCAGGCGTTGATGTCGTGCTGGACGAAGGCGCGCCGCACCTGACGCTGGAGAACTTCTTCCCGTGTCCGCAGCCGGCCTATGGCACGTTGCAGCCGGAGAGCCTTATCCCGGTTCCCGATTACGTCTTCTACAAAGACCAGATCGAGGAAATCAACGACATCACCAACCGCATTTCGGCATTGACCGAAGCGCTTCAGGTGCGTGGTTTCTATCCGGCCGGCGCCGGCGAAATCGGTGATGCGATCGAGGCCGCGGTTAAGACGCGCGATCCGCGCCAGATCATGGTTCCGGTCAGCAATTGGGCTGCTTTCGGCAATGGATCGGCCAAGGACACGATTGTCTGGCTGCCGACCGACATGGTGGCGTCGACCATCACGCAGCTGATCGCGCTTCGCAAGCAGCTTATCGAGGACATTTACCAGATCAGCGGCCTGTCCGACATAATGCGGGGCGAGAGCAACCCGAACGAAACGCTCGGCGCGCAGCAGATCAAGACGCAATACGGCTCTGTCCGCATTCGCGACCGGCAGAACGAGCTGGTGCGCATCGCTCGCGACGCGGCGCGCATCATCGCCGAGGTCATGGCAGAGAATTTCCAGTCGAAGACGCTGCTGGAAATGAGCCAGATGGAACTGCCCAGCGATGCCGACATCGCCAAGCAGATAAAGCCGCTGGAGGCCCAGGCCAAGAGCATCGAGAAGGAATTGCAGGGCGCGTCGCGTGATCCCGAAATCGCCGCGATGGCCAAGCAGAACCCGGAAGCCGCGCAGCAGATAATGCAGCAGGCTCAGGGCCAGATTGCCGAGATCACGAAGCAGATCGAGGAGCTGAAAAAGACCGTCACCATCGACCAGGTGATGGACTTCCTGCACGATCAGAAAATCCGGCCGTACAGTCTCGACATCGAGACCGACAGCACCATCCAGCCCGACGAGAACGCCGAGAAGCAGCGCCGCAGCGAGTTCCTGACGGCACTGGCTGGCACGCTAGCCCAGCTTGGCCCGATGGTGCAGGCGCAACCCGAGACTGCTCCCTTTGCTGCCGAGGTGCTGAAGTTCGCCATGGCGCCGTTCCGTCCCGGTCGCAGCATGGATGCGACGATTGACGAGTTCGCAGAGCAAATGAAGGCGATGGGCTCCCAACCCAGGCCAGATCCCAGCGCCGGCAAGGCGGAAGCTGACGCCAAGGCCAACGAAGGCAAGATGGCGGTGGAAAAGGCCAAGTCTGACGCCGCAATGGCCAAGTCACAAAGCGACGCGGAAATCGCAAGGACCAAGGCGGAGGCCGATATCGCCCGGATCAACGCCGATGCCGCGCAAAAGCAGCGCGAGGCCGATATCCGCATCCGCGAGATCGAGGCCAACTCGACCGCCGCAGCTCAGAAGCACGAGCAGGACATGCAGAAGGGTCAGCTCGAAATCGAAAAGCTGCGCCTTCAGGTGCTCGGCCAAGCGCAGAAGAACGCCGCGCCTCAGCCAGCTGCTGCTCAGTTTGAAAAGGACAATGCCATGCCAGTCAGTGCTGATGAACTCTGCCGGGGCGGCATGAGCTATCCGGTGGCAATCGAGGTTGCCCGCCAGATGAACGCGGGCCTCACCAATGGCAACGTCGACCGGCTTATGTCCGTTGGGGTGCCTGGCGAGCAGGCAAAGGAACTGGCCAAGCAGATCAACGCCGGTGTCTTCGATGCGCACAAGCTTGCTTTAAGCAATGTGAACCCTGGCGTTGCAACTCTGCTGAAGCGGACCAGCGGCCTGTGATGGATTACACGTGGATCAATCTCGGCGACGGCCGGCAGGTTTTCCGCAAGGTGGATACCACCAAGCCGAAGCGCTCGCATCTATCGGCGCCAATGATCAATTCGGACACCATGTCCGAAGTCCAGTCGATGCACGACGGCAAGGTCTACACCTCGAAATCGGCTCTTCGCGCGACTTACCGCGCCGCCGGGCTCGAGGAAGTTGGCAACGATCCGGCACGGCTGCGGCCCCGCAAGCGTCCGAAGATCGACCGTAAGGCTATCAAGGAAACAGTGCTGAAAGCAAAAGCCCGATTTGACCGCGGCGAACGGGTCCGGGCGCCGTGATCAGCGCCGGCCTCGCCAACGCGATCGAGGCATCATTCAAAGGCAGTCGCCTCGATATTGGCCAGCAGGCGGTCTTGTGTGCCGCCATGCTTGAGGGCGCGCTGTCCCTGATCATCCCGAACGACATCCGGGCGAAGATGGAAGAGAAATTGCTGCGCGGCATCACGCGCGAGCACATCGACCAGGCGCTGGAATTGATGCGCCAGGACCATCAGTAACCAGCAATCCCTCAGACGGAGCAATCCCATGGAAGACTTGAACGGAGGCGCTTCGGCGCCCGCCGAAATCTCGACTGTTGCCGACGACGTGCAGACGCCGAATCCGATCAGCACCGAACCAAACACCGCCGAGCCCAAGCCGGAACCGGAAGCGAAGAAGGCCCCGACCGCTCGGGAAGCGCTGAAGGCAGCGGCCGAAAAGGTCAATGAGAAAGCCAAGGCCGAAGGGACCGAAACCGGCAAGAAACCTGCGCCGGTGGAGACCCAGCCCAAGCCGGGCGAGAAGGCTGCTGACAAGATCGACAAGACGCTTCCCGATCCAAAGCCGACCAAGGACGCGAACACCACTCAGCAGCCTGCCAAGCCGGCAGAGACGGCCAAGACTGAGCCCGGCAAGACTGCCACGCAAACTAGCCATGCCGAGGCGCCAGCGCGCTTTAAGAGCGACGCCGCTGCGATGGCCGAATGGGAGAAGGCTCCCGACCCGGTCAAGGCGGCCGTTCACCGCTCGATCCGCGAGCTTGAAGCCGGCATCGAAAAGCACCGCGTGCCAGCGGAGGAATTCGAGAAGGTCCGGGACTTCCACGAACTGGCCACCAAGAACAACACCACGATGCGCGATGCGATGACGCGCTACACCAATCTGGAGCGGACGCTACTCTCGGACCCGCTGAAGGGCATTGAGGCCGTCTGCGACTATGCAGGCATCTCGCTTCGCCAGCTCGCTGCACATGTCATGGGCCAGAAGCCCGACGAGGTGCAGGGCCAGAATGACGCGACGATCCAGCAGCTCAAGCGCGAGATCGAGACGCTCAAACATAGCGTCGGCGGCGTCTCCAACACGATGCAGCAGCAGCACGTCGCCACGATCGACGCGCAAGTGCAGAAATTCGCGGCTGACAATCCACGGTTCGAGGACCTAGCCGAAGACATCGCCTTTTTCTTGAAATCAGGCAAAACCGCCGATCTGGCCGAAGCTTACAAGCTTGCGGAAATGCTCAATCCCGACCCGGCCGCATCGACCACCACAGTTTCAGCAGCGCCTCAGACGCGCACCGCTCAAGACCCCCAGGCTCAGACCCTGAAGGGCCAGAAATCAATCACAGGCGCGCCCTCGGCTGGCTCAGACCCGGCAACGAAGCGGGCTTCAACCTCAATCAAGGATTCGCTCCGCCGAGCTGTCGCTCAGGCCGGGTGATCCCCGTCATAAAGGAGGGCCGACATGGCTCTTACTTCCGTAGAAAAGAACCAGGAGATTTTGTCTCTGGCGCTTGAGGATCGAGCCTCGGGCTACCAGGACCTGGTCTCCAATTCCAACGCCTTGCTCAACGTGCTGAAGCGCAAGGGCAAGTTCAAGGAATACTCCGGCCCGAAGATCCGCCAGCGCCTGCTCTATACCAAGACGGGTTCGGCGGTCTGGTATAACGGCTTCGACTTCCTCAACCCGGTTCCGGCCGAGTTGTTCAACGACGCCGAATACTCGCCGAAAATGTGCGCCGTCGCCGTCACTCTCGCAAACGAGGACATCCTCAACAACGAGGGCGAAAACCAGCTCATGGACATTCTGGAGTCTCATATCGAGGCTGCGGAAGGTGAGCTGCAGGACGAGGTCGACATCTCGCTCCACGGCAACGGCACCCGCTTCGGCGGCAAGGAACTGGGCGGCCTCCAGCTGGCGGTTCCGACTGTGGTCAATTCCGGCGTCTATGCCGGTATCGATCGCGGCGCCAATGCGATCTGGCGCAATTCGGTGTTCGACGCGAATTCTGCCTTCCCGGCTATCGGAACGCAGGTCACGGCGACCACCATCCGCCCGATGCTCAACTCGATCATGACGCAGCGCTCGCGTGGCACCAGGGCCGCCGATCTCCTGCTGATGTCGCCGGAGCATTACGCGGCCTATGACGCGGCCACCGTGGCAATCCAGCGCGTCAACGATGTCTCTGGGCTCGGCAAGCTCGGCTTTACGTCGCTGAAATACTTCGGCGCCGGTCGCTCCGCTGAAATCGTCCAGGAAGGCGGCATCGGCTCCAACATGCCGGCGAACACGACCTATGGTCTGGACACCGACACGCTCTGGCTCCGCTACCACCCGGAACGCAACTTCAACAAGATCGGCAAATCCATGATGCCGATCAATCAGGACGCGAATGTCCAGTACATCGGCTTCATGGGCGAACTGACGATGAACAATCCGCTGTTCCAGTGGAAGCTCATCGACAGCAACCCGGCCGCGTAAAGGAGAGGATCCAGAAAAATGGCTTACGTTCCTCACACTCCGCATCTCGGCATTCCGCCGATCGCCGCAACGCTGCCGGCCTCTACGGCGGCCGGGCGCTCCACTCCTGGCCCTTGGCTTGGTCAGATCATCCAGGCGCAAGATCCGGTCTACGGCGTCGGCGAGTTCATCTATCTCGCTGGCGTCGCCACCACCGGTCTCGGCTCGTGGGTGCTCTACAATCCTGACGATTGGTCGACGGTGCTCCTCGGCCCCGACATGATCGGTTCCGTTGCTGTCGCCATGTCCGCGAATGTCGCCAGCCAGTTCGGGTGGTATCAGATCAAGGGCAAGGCGATCGGCAAGGCTCTGGTCGGCTTCCTCGACAATGCCAACGTCTACGCCACGGCGACCGCCGGCAGCGTTGACGATGCTGTTGTCGCGGGGGACCGCGNGACGTGTGCTCTTCCGATCTCCTCGACAATGCCAACGTCTACGCCACGGCGACCGCCGGCAGCGTTGACGATGCTGTTGTCGCGGGGGACCGCGTCAAGAACGCCAAGGGCGCTTCTGCGGTCGGCGTACCGTCTGCCGGTCTCGCCGAGTTCGAGATCGATCGACCGTACGTGGACGACGCTCTGGCCGCGTAACCCGGCCAATTCCAACAGGACACTGAAACGGGGGCTTCGGCTCCCGTTTTTCCTTGCACCCTCTCAGACAGGAGTTTCGCCATGAGCGCGAACCAGAACATCGTCAACGTCGTTTTCCGAAATCACGTCATTCCCAACGAACAGGCCAGCAGGTCCGCCGGCCGGCCGATCTTCACCGATATGGAGGTCTGCGACCTTTCATTCCCGGCAAACCGCCAGACCAAGGCGACCTATCCGGCACATGATGCCGAACCTAACGCCACGCGCGAGAGCATCGCGGCCGGCGGCGGTCTCATCACCTATGCGCAGCTCTACAACAAGCAGTATCTCGCCTTCAAAGACGGCACCTCCCAGCCGCTTTCCGGCACGCCGCTTTCCGAAGCGCCGTTCCTGAAGGAAGGCAAGCGCCGCGAACTGAAGGCTCTCGGCGTCCACACAGTCGAGCAGCTGGCTTCGCTGGACGGCACCCCGCTCAAGCAGCTCGGCATGGGCGGCCGCGAACTGAAGAACCAGGCGCAGGCCTATCTCGACAAATGCGGCCGGCAGCGCCGACATCGTCAACCTTGCGGCCCAGGTCGCGGCCCTGACCCAGCAGTTGGCGGATGAACGCCGGCTGCGCGAGGAGTTCATGCAGGCAGGAAAGCCACTGGAGGGCGCCACTGCGACGGCCAAAGATACCGCCGCCGACGATGAACCCGGCGACGAGGATGAGGAAACCAGCGAGGACGAGGACGGCGACGAAGAGACCGAGCAGACCACGCCGCCAACCGCTGCCGAGATCGAGGCGATGGATGATGAAGCCCTGAAGGTCTACATCGCCAATGAAACCGGCTCCCGGCCACGCGGCAATCCGAACCACGACACCTTGGTCGCTGCGGCCAAGGAACTGGCGATGGTGGACTGATCGCAATGACGATCCTCAGCGTCATCAAGGATGTCTGCACGGTCATCGGCTTGACCGTGCCGACCGCCGTCTTTTCGTCGACCGACCGCGAGCATATCGAATTGCAGTCGCTCGCGAACGAGATGGCGCAGAGGATCGCATTCGACACACGGGACTGGACGAAACTCAAGACGCTTGCCACGCTCACTGGCGACGGCGTTTCGACCGGCCTCAATCTCCCGGCCGATTACCAGCGCATGCTGAAGAAAGCGCGTGTCTGGCCGTCGGCAAGCCCCTACACGTCGCTCACGCACTATCCCGACAGCGACGAGTGGCTGGGCCTGGCGGTGCAGAATTTTCAAATCCTTGTTGGCGCATGGACGATGATCGGGGATCAGATCCAGATCAAGCCCGCCACCCCCAACCTGGCCACGGCGCAATTCTATTACCTGACCAACAAAATCGTGAAGGACAAGGACGGCGCCACAAAGGCAGCTTTCACGGCTGACGATGACGTGTTCCGCCTCGATGAGCGCGTTTTGAAGCTCGGCATCATTTGGCAATGGAAGGCCAACAAAGGGCAAGCCTATTCCGAGGACATGGCGACCTACGAGGATGCCATCGCGGTCTCAGCTGGCGCCGACAAGGGCTCCAACATCCTGGCCGTCGGTCGGCGCCGCTCGACGATTGACGCCGACTTTGCCTTTCCGGGAGTAATCACGCCATGAGGGCCGGCTTCAGGCGCGTTCCTGTTGCTGCCCAATCGCAGCAGCGTCACAGCACGCTTACATTTCCGGCACCGATCCGGGGCAAGATTTCGAACGAAAACCTCGCTGCGTCGAAGCCGCAGGGTGCCCGCGTCCTCGAGAACTGGTTTCCGACGACGACCGGCATCCGATTGCGTGGCGGCGAGAAGAAGAAGGCGACGATCGGCACTATCGCAGTGGTCAGCATGATGTCCTATGACGCGTCGCCGGGCCGGTTCATGTTCGCGGCGGATGGCACGAAGATTTTCGATGTCACGAACCCTGCCAACCCCAATGTAGCGCCGGCTCCCGTGGTCTCCGGGCTGACCAGCGGTTATTTCTCCTATGTGCAGTTCGAGACCGCTGGCGGCGACTATCTGTCGGCGGTGAACGGCACGGACAGCATGCGCCAATTCGACGGCACGGCATGGACGACGGTGGCCGCGCTGGGCACCATTGCCACGAACAAGCTCTCGCACGTCTGGACCTATCGAAACCGCGAATTTTTCATCCAAAAAAACAGCCTTACGGCTTGGTTTCTACCAGTCGATACCATTGCCGGCGCCGCCGTCGATCTCTCACTAGCCGGTGTCTTCCAGAAGGGCGGATCGCTGCTTTTTGGCGGCACCTGGTCGCTTGATGCCGGCGACGGTGTCGACGACAAATGCGTATTCGTTTCGACCAAGGGCGAGGTAGCGGTCTACGAGGGTGCAAACCCGGCCGATCCGAATGACTGGTCCCTCGTTGGCCGCTATGACATGTCGCCGCCGCGCGGCAAGCGCGCAGTGATGCAAGCCGGTGGCGAACTGCTGATCGGCATGGATGATGGCATCATTCCGATTTCCCAAGCCATCCAGAAAGACCGCGCGGCGCTTTCGATGATCAGCGTTTCGCGAAATATCGAACCGGATTGGCGCAGGGAAGCTGCAGCTCGCGCCAACTTGCCGTGGGAAATCCTGAAGTGGCCGCTGTTCAACATGGCCATCGTGTCGCTGCCGGCAGATGTCGGCCAAGATGCGAGGTGCTTCGTGGTCAACCTGCAAACCGGAGCATGGGCGGACTACACCGGCTGGGATACGCGATGCCTCGTCCTGCATGACGGCTGGGCCTATTTTGGTACCTCAGACGGCAAGATCATGCAGTGTGAGGTCAGTGGCAGCGACGACGGTGCCCCTTACGTCTGCAACTATGTTGGCTTGTTCGATCACATGAAGTCGCCGGCCCGGAGCAAGATTGTCCACATGGCGCGGACGGTCTTTCTGGCCAGCCGCAAGTTTGTCGCCAAGCTATCTGTCTCAAAGGACTATCAGGTCTCGCTGCCCTCGGCGCCGGCTTCAGTTGCCGACGACACCCTCTTTGATGAATGGGATAGCGGCCTCTGGGATGTCGCCAAATGGGACGCCAGCGCGACGAAGACGGTTTCCACGAAATGGGTCTCTGTCGGCCTGACGGGCTTTGCCATCGCTCCTCAGGTGCAGGTGACCTGTGGTGTGACGCCGACGCCAGATGCCGAGCTCGTCGCGATCGACATGACCTATGAAGTCGGTTCGGTAGTCGTTTGAAACTGATTTTCGGCCATAGCGAAGCGGTCGCTCGGTTCGTGGCCGACATGACGCCAGGCTGCGAGGCCGGATTTGGCAACTGCAAGGCGATCGGTGTTGGTGATGATGAGACCGGCGAACTTGTTGCTGGCATGGTGTTTCACGACTGGCAACCAGGACCTGGCCTGATCCAGATTTCGAGCGCTTCGAAAACGCCGCGATGGCTGACGGCGGATGTACGCCACATCATGTTTTCGTATCCGTTCGACCAGATCGGTTGCCAGATGGTCGTTCTGCAGGTTTCCGCAAAGAACGAGCGCATGGTTCGGATCGCGAAGGCCTTCGGCTTCACCCCTTACCTGATCAAACGCATGCGCGGCCGCGACGAAGACGGCTACGTTTTCACGCTCACTGAAGAAGACTGGCGCAACGGCCGTTTCACGAGGAAGACAAATGGGTAAAGCCTCAGCACCTAAGCCGCCAAATCCCAAGGAAACTTCCGCGGCGTCGACCGGGACGAACATCTCGACCGCTATTGCCAACTCGTATTTGAACAATGCCAATCAGGTCGGGCCTGATGGCACGATCACCTATACGAACAGCGGCACGCAATCGATCACTGACCCCTATACGGGCAAGACCTATCAAATCCCGACGCGCACCGCGACGACGACGCTTTCCGCTGCGCAGCAGGCGATCAAGGACCAGACCGACAAGGCGCAGCTGAACCTTGGCACCCTTGCCAACAATCAATCGTCGTTCCTGAACGACTACATGGCCAAGCCCTTCGATGGCTCGAACGACGCCACCGAAGCACGGTTGCTGCAGCTCGGGAAAGCGCGCCTGGATCCGATCTTGGCTCAACAACAGGATGCCTTGGCAACAAAGCTCTCAAATCAGGGCATCAAGCTCGGCTCGGCCGCCTATGATCGTGCCATGGCCCAGCAGGGCCAGAACGTCAACGACGCCAACAACCAGCTCATCCTTTCGGGGCATGGGCAGGCGTTCGCGGAGGGCCAGGCAATCCGCAACCAGCCCATCAACGAAATCACGGCGCTGCTTTCCGGATCGCAGGTCAGTTCGCCACAGGCCGCCGGCTATACCGGCAGCACCATTCCGACAACCGACAACGCCGGGCTGATCAATCAGAATTACCAGCAGCGCGTCGACGCAGTGAATGCAAAAAACGCGCAGACTGGAAGCTTGGTCGGTGGTCTTTTTGGTCTCGGCAGCAAGCTCATCGGACTATCCGACGACGACGCGAAAAAGGACAAGGAACGGCTCGCCGACATCACCCCGGAAATGGGGCTGTGGAAGTTCCACTACAAAGGCGATGCGAAGGACGCTCCGATGCGGCTCGGCCTCATGGCCAGCGAAGTCGAGAAGGTGCGACCCGATGCTGTTTCGCGCCGGCCTGACGGTTATCGCCAGGTCGATTACGGCAAAGCTCTGTCGTTGGGAGCCTGAGACATGGCGTTGTCATTCATCTTCGATGCCGAGAAGGGCGAGACGCCTGCGTCCGTCGCCAAGAAGCGGGCAATTGTCCAGGCGCTGATGTCTTCACAGCGCGCGCCGCAGAACATCGGCGAGGGCTTGAACGCGCTCGGCGATGGCATCGTTCAGAATGTTCTCAACAGGCGCGCCGACGCGGCAGAGTCCGCAGGGCAAGCCCGCGCGACCGATGCTTTCAGCGGCATGATTAATGCCGGCACCTTCCCTGCAGCTCCGGGCGCTCCGGCGCCGGGCTCTTCTGGCGGCACAGCAGACTATCATGGCGACCAACTGGCATGGGCTGATGCCGCGCCCTATCAGAAGGCCTTTCTGAACACGCTGGCCGGCCCTGAGAGCGGTGGCCGCTATGACGTGATGTATGGCGGCGGCAAATTCAGTGATTTCTCGCGCCACCCTAACCAGGCGAACCGCATCCAAACCGGGCCGAACGCCGGCCGCACCTCCTCGGCCGCTGGCAAATATCAGTTTCTTGGTCCTACATGGGACGAGGAGGCGAAGGAACTCGGCCTGCCCGACTTCTCGCCCGTCAACCAGGACAAGGCGGCGTGGGACCTCGCTGCGAAAACCTACAAGGCCAAGACGGGACAGGACCTCGCAACGGTCCTTCAGTCCGGTGATCCGGCCCAGATCGCGACGGTAGGAAAAACACTATCTGGCACCTGGACCAGCCTTCCAAGCGGCATTGAACAGGGCACGACGACCGATCGCTTTGTGGCAAGCTATCAGCGCGCACTTGGCGCTGGCGCGACCCCAGCGCAAGCCACGCAGGTTGCCCAGCAGGAGCAGTCACAAGACCCGGTTCAGGTTGCCCCGCTCGATCCCTCCGCTGGTATGACACCAGCCGCAGCCCCCCTCACCGCCATGGCACCCGGCACCACGGCTCCTGCGTATGATCCCAGCGGCCTCCCTCCGCTCGATGCTAACGACCCGATGGCACCCGCAACGCGTCCGACTTATCCCGGCGCTCCGCCAGCACCTGGAAAAGCTGGTGAAGTTCGCCGCGGCGCCGACGGCAAGACCTATCAGTTTGTCGAGACGACTGGCATGGCCGGCGCGACTGGCGATCAGGGATGGATTCCGGTCAATGCCGATGCGCCTTTGCCCAATCCCGGCCCCGGCGATGCTGCTGCGACCACGCCGGCCGGCCAGCGCGTCCTGTCAACAATGATGAGCCCGGAACCGCTCAGCGGTCGCGGTGGCGTCGTGCAGGCCCTTAGCGCGGCTCAGCAGCCCGCTCCGGCGGTAGCAGCCCCGTCGCCGGTCGTTGCGGCTCTCGCCGGCGCTCAGCAGCCCCAGCAGGCCGAGCCAGCCTCTCCCGGCGTCCAGAAGGTCGCTCAGGCAATGTCTCCGCAGGAAGAACTGTCCAGCATCCCGGTAGAGGCTGGCGGCACTGGCGGCGCTATCCAGCCCGGCCAGGCCGGCCCGTCTATTCAGCAGATCATGCAGGTTGCCGCTGACCCTTGGGCATCGCCCGAACAAAAGGCGATGGCCAACATGATGCTCCAGCAGAAAATGCAGGATGCCGACCCGCTGCGGCAGCTGCAGATCCAGGCTGCGCGAAAGTCTTTGGCCATTCCGCCGAAGCAGTGGCAGAAACTCGATGACAACACCCTGTTCGATCCGGCCAGCGGCGAGACGAAAAGCATTTCAGGCGGCGGTCCGACGAAATTCCAAGGCAACGGCCTCGATGCGCAGGCTTGGAACATCCTCTCGACCGCCGATCCCGCTTCGCGAGAATATGCGACTGCCTACGCCATCATTTCGCAGCCAAAGACGCAGATGGTGCAGACGCCTGACGGCATGGTGCCTATTCAGGTGCCGCCCAATCTTCCGGCATGGCTACAGGCTCCCGGTGGTGGTGCCGTGCCTGCCGCACCAGCCGCGCCAGGAGTGACGTCGTCCGCTCCGGTAGCGCCTACTGCTGCTGGGGCACCGGCTCCCGCCGTTGCTGCGCCGCCTTCGGCCGCTCCTTCTGCAGGAGCCGTCATCCCCGGCACAATGAAGCCAACAGAAACACAGCGTAATCGGGTTTCCTCGGTAAACCAGGCATTCGACGCCATCACCGGCGAACTCGACCGCTATTCCAAGCTGGTCGGAGAGACCGGCATCGAGGCAATGCCCGGCGCGGCCAAAGATAATCTGAACACCGTCCGCCAAGGCATCATGTTGCAGATGAAAGAGCTGTTCAATCTGGGCGTCCTCAATGGGCCTGATCTCCAGCTGATGGAAAACATGATCTACGACCCGGTTGTCGACGTGACCAAGGACGGCGGTGCATGGAACCTTCCGAGCCAGGTCTACACCGCAGCTACTGGCGGGGCGGGTGACAGGGCGGCCAACAGCGTCAAAGAGCTCAAGCGCATGCTGGAAGGCATCAAGGCCTCGGTTGACAGGACGACGGCCGAGCCGAACGCTCCGGCACCATCGCCAAATCCGGATGGCTGGAAAGATGTCGGAAACGGCGTGCGGATCAGGGTGAAACCATAATGGCGACATTCGAAATTCAAGGCGCAGACGGCAAGACCTACGAAGTCGATGCGCCCGACGAAAAGACCGCTCTGAGCGCCCTCGGACAGGCGGGCGCATCCTCGGGTCCGGATGCCCGCGCTCAAGCGGGCATTGGGCTCGCCCAACAGATGCATGCGCTGTCACCCGAGCAAAAGCGCGCGATTGCCGGGGTCGATCAAGAGACGTTGCAGCCGAACCGCGTTCCTGCCTTCGCACCACCTGGCTACAATGCGCTCACCGACAGGATCGAGGGCGACGATGCTCTGAGCAAAATGCGCACCACCTCGGGCGGGATTCTGGAGGGCATCCCGATCTTGGGTCCAATGATCCGGGGCGGCGTCGATCGTGCAGCTGCTGCGACAATCGCGGGAGCGTCTGACGAGACCTATGACCAAGTTCTGAAGCGCATCCAAGCGGGCACCGTCGCCGAAAAGTCGATGAACCCGAACCTCGACAAGGCGTCACAAGTCACGGGCGCTGTCGCGGGCACTATCCCGGCGATGGCGGCCGCGCCTGGGGCCTTCGGTATTGGCGTGGCGTCGGCGCCGTTGCGCTTCGGCGCCAGTGCCTTGACCGGCGGACTTATCAACGGAACCGATGCGGCAATCCGTTCTGGTGGAGATCCTACGGCAACAGGCATTGGCGCGGTTACTGGAGCCGGCCTCGGTGTGCTCGCCCCGGCTATCGGGCCTCTCGTCGGCCGAGGCGTCAAGTATGTTGCCGATGGCTGGAACCTCGGCGGTGCAGCCAAGGAACTTGGCATCGACAAGGTTGCCGCGGCGATGCTGTCAAGGGCGGCAGGGCGCGACGCGCTCGATGCCGGCGCGCTGGGTCAGATGGACAAGCTCGGCCCCGGCGGAATGATCATGGATCTGGGCGAAAATCTTCGTTCGCAGGCCGGCGGCTTGGCAGCGTTGCCCGGAGAAGGCAAAGCCATTGTTCGCGGGGCCGTCGACGCGCGCAATGCCGGTGCAAACCAGCGCATCACCAGCACGATCGACCAGGAACTTGGCCCAGCCCCTATCCCATCGCGCATCAATGCCGGCATCGACGTGAACCAGGCCAACCTGTCACCGGAATATCGGGCGGCCTTTGCCAACGCTTCGCCGGTCAATCCGCGACCGATCGCCACCTATCTTGATCGGGAACTCCAGACCCTTCGCGGTGAGGCGCAGCGCGGTCTACAGCGTGTTCGCACCATGCTGAACCGCACCGGCACCCAAGAACTGGAAAGCAATCCCGTTACGTTGCTTGAAACCCGCAAGGCTATTGATGGCATGCTGGAAACGACGGTGGAAACGAACGCCCGCAACGCGCTTCAGACGGCCAGACAGGCTGTTGATGACGAGTTGCGCGCTTCCGTGCCCGGCATCAAAGAAGTCGACAGCAAATTTGCCGAGCTGGCCCGCCAGCGGGAGGCGGTCGGACGCGGCCAACAGGTGCTGTCCAGCGGCCGGGAAGCGCCGAGGCCCGCCGAGCTCGCCCAAGAAGTGCAGGAAGGTGCGTTGCCGCAAGGCATGCAGATCGGCCCGTCTGCTGTCCCTATGCGGCTGCGCGAGGGGGGCGCGTGCCGAGATTGAGCGCATCGTGGGGACTAACGCAAATGACCGCGTTGCCCTTCAGCGCCTCATCAAGGGCGAAGGCGATTGGAACCGCAGTCGTCTTGCAACGCTTTTCGGTAAGGACCGAGCCGACCGCATCATCGGTCTTCTCGATCGCGAGAAGCACTTCGCCGATACCACGGACATCGTGACGCGGAATTCACTCACCGCCGCCCGCCAGGCTTCCCAGCAAGAGCTTACCGGCTCAGGTGCCGAAGCCTTTGGCGTGCCGCAAGCATTCATGGCTGGCGGAGTAGCGGGAGCGACCCGGGCCACTGCCATGAAGGGTGTTGATGCCGTTGTCGAAGCTCTTCGAGGAATAAAGGATGAGTCTACGCGCACCGCCATGGCCCGCATCCTGACCAGCAACAATCCGGATGTGCTTGAAGCCCTTCTTCGTGCTGGGCGTGGTTCCGGTGTGTCAGGCTCAGAGGTCGATAAGGTCGCGCGCTCTCTGCTCCTCTCGCAAGGCCAGCGATCGGCGCTCCCACAGCAATAGCGCAACGAAAACCGCCGTCGTTCCCATAAGGCCAACGGCAACACCGATGACGAATTGGGGCTCCAAGCTTCGGAGAAACCCTCCAATCACGTCGTGCAGCACGACCATAATGCCGATCGTGACGACGGCGGCGACGATCTGAAGAATTCTGACGCGCATAGGCGCGGAACATACGAGCAAACCCCAAATATTAAAAGGTGCTGCCAATGCCTATGAATGGAGCCGGCGTCACGTCATGGCCGCCGAACACAACGGCGATTCCGAACACGACGATCGAGAGCGGGAAGTACAACGCCTTCTTGGCCGATCTTCTGTCGATCATGAACACGCCGCGCCCAATCACGATGGGCGGCACGGGCGCGAGCTCGGCGGTCGGTGGCAATGATGCTCTGCACACGACCAGCAGTGTCATCGCATCAGCTGCGACGACTGATCTGGCCGCGGCAACCGGTGTCTCCGTCACGGTGTCGGGCGCGGCGGTGATCACCGCTTTGGGCGTGCTGCCCAGCGGCGTCTTGCGTTTCCTGACCTTCTCCGGAGCGGCGACGCTTACCCATAATGCCGCCACGCTCATCCTGCCGGGGGCCGCCAACATCGTTGCCGCAGCCGGTGATACCGCCGTGGCGCAGTCCCTGGGTGGCGGCAACTGGCGTGTTCGATCCTACATCCGCGCGTCTGGCCAACCAGTCGCAGTAATCTCTGATGCCAACCTCCCCGCGCGCCTTGGTGTGGTGGCTAAGACGATCACCGACTGGAACACTGCGGTCGACAACGGCTGGTATATGGGCAGTGGGGCGGCCAACGCCCCTGCGGCAAACACCGGGTGGAATATCGGCACGGTCGAGGCACACGGGGCGGCCGGCTACCGAACCCAAACGGTTTACGATTTTGTGAATGCCACGGCGGCCAACACCACCATCTGGCGCCGTTACCAGAACGGCGGCGTGTGGGGTGCTTGGTTTAAAATCCAGTGGTCTCAGGCCGAGCAAGACGCCCGCTACGTTCAGTCGAGCACGGCGCTTCTGCAGAAAGCCTACGAGAGCGCCCAGCAGACCATCACGGCTGGCGGCACATTGACGCTGGCGCATGGGCTAGGGGTGAAGCCGAAGCTCTACATCGCCGTCATCCAGTGCACGACTGCGGACTTGGCGTATTCGATCGGCGATGAAGTCGCCATCAATCCTATGCTGAACACTACTGACGCTACCGTGCAGGCCATCAGCATGGTTCCGGATACAACCAATTTGAATGTTCGAATTGGCGCCAATTCCAGTTCACTTCGAATTATGGCCAAAAGCGGAGCAAGCCTTACCAACATAACGAACACAAGCTGGAGGCTGGTATTCAGGGCGTGGGCCTAGCTTGCTGAATAGGATCCGTCTAAACCTGCGAAATGCATGCTACTGTCGTGGTTCAAGGCGAAATACCCTGCAAAGGCTACGGTGGCACTCAGCGCCAAGTAGACTGGCTGGCCACCACGCTGGTCGGTCTGGGGCATCGGGTCACGCTGATTGCCGCCCATGGCTCTACACATCCCCTTTGTGAGGTTCGACACGCTGCATCTGCGCCCGAAAGCGTGGCGGCAATCCCAGCAGATACCGACATTGTGCATTTCAACGGCTGGTACGAGGCCGAGACCAGTCACCGAGCGCTCTACACGCTGCACGGCTATGTGCCGAATACGCCAAGGGAAGGGCTGAACTGGAGTTTCGTTAGCGCCAGCCACGCCCGGCACCAGGGCCGGCAGACATTCGTCTACAACGGGTTCCCGGTGGATGCCTACCGGCTCACCGACAAGAAGACCGGTCGGCTGTTGTTTCTCGGCGGTATCGCAAGAGCGGGAAAGGGTCTCGGTCGCGCCGTCGACCTCGCCAAGAGATTTGACTTCGATCTCGACGTTGCCGGCGGCTCTCGCTGGAAGTTGCTCGGGCGTAGCAAGACTCGGGGCGTGTTCCTCAAAAGCCTTTCGCGGCGTTTCAATTTCACGGGGACTGTCGACGGTGACGAAAAGCTGCGGCTGTTGGGCGAGGCAAAAGCCTTCCTCAACCCGATTTCTTGGGATGAGCCGTTCGGCATGGCGCCGGTCGAGGCAATGCTATGCGGAACTCCAGTACTGACTACTCGACGCGGCGCGCTACCTGAAACAGTTAACGCAGAGACCGGACGCTTTTTCGACAGTAACGATGAATTCGCGACCGGCCTGGACGAGATCAGCGGGATGTCCGCACTCCGCTGCCGCGAATCGGCTGCTGACCGATTCCCAATCGAAAAGACCACTAAAGCCTACCTGGCCCTCTACCAGCGCGTTCTTGACGGCGAAACGCTTCCGTAAAGTTTCCGGACGGGCGGCAATGCCCAAACCGGAGGTTTCCCATGACAAAATACTTCGTCAACGCTCAAGGCGTGCGCCGCTGGCCGGCGGAAGGCCTATGCTGCTAACGCTCTTCCCCCCGCCTGATCTCAAAATCATCATGGTGCGTCCAATAATAAACGGCAGCCGACATTGCCACGATGCCCAACGCAAAGCCGATCGCCAACCCCAAATAAAACATCTCTGCCTCACGGCGAAAACCATGCTTGGCGAAGGCATACACCAATCACAAATTCTGAGTAAAGGGATCGGCAGATATGACCAAATTCTTCGTCGACGCGGATGGCGTCTATCTCGGCGGCTTTGACGGTGAAAACGTCGATCTGCCTCAAAATGGCATTGAGGTCTTGGAGGCCCCGGCAGATGCCCGCCAAGTCTGGGATGGCAAAGCGTGGAGCGCGCCGCCTGCTGAGCGTCGCATGGTGCCAAAATCGGTTGTGCAGGCTCGGATTATTGAGGCTGGCAAGATGTCGCAGGCCTATGCCGCCCTGGCGGGCAACCCAATCTATTTTGCCCGCTGGTTCGCGCCGGATCGGCCGGAAGTTTACAGCGACGATCCTGACGCAGTCGGACTAGTCCGTGCTCTTGGGCTTGATCCTGCAGTCATCCTCGCGCCTTGAGTTTTTGGCGAATGATATCCACCGGCGTCCGCCACATTCGATATCGGCCAGCTTCGACGATTTGCCGTGCAACGGGCTCGGCAGCGTATGCATCGAAGAAGCGATGTACACGAGGTTCTGCGAACGCCTTCTTCCCTCGTGTATTATAGTCCCTGATCTTGAGCTTATGCGGGCTGATCGTCCGCCCCCCCAAGGACAAGGCTATGCCGATGCAGAACTGCTCCGCAGCGTCAATTTTCGATATCTGATGGACAGCAAGCATCGGTGAATACGCGTCCATCAGAGCGGGAAGATTGTCTCGATGCACTCCGAGAATGCCACTTTGCCACATAGGTTCGCGGCCCGTGATAACATGTTCGCCGATCCGAAGGCCTTCCCCTTCCAGCACAGGCGTCCATTTGTGGGGTTTCTCTAGGCGTCGCATCACTGAATGCTTAGGCGAAATGCTTTCGAAGCCAAGGGATAGAAATCCTGCTGGGTAGTGGTCTGAGTCCATGAAGATGAGGCGGTCGGTCATCCTCAGTAGTTTGATCAGCGCCCGGGCCTTGATGCCAAAATGATATTGACCGCTGAAGGACCAAGCCTCTTTCTGCATGTCAGTCAGAAGCAACGTCTCCATGGGATAGTCGACAAACAATTCGGGCCTGTCCGTCGCAATAATGATCTTTGCTTCTGGACAATGATACAAAAGCTTGAGGGCGCTCAGCAACGCGCCGCGATGGTACAATTCGTTTCCGCCATACGCGATGTAACCGAAAACGTCCTTCATCACCACTCACCTCGGTGCAACCGTACGGCGCAGATTACTAGAGCTTCGGGGTCGACACTGACTTTATTTGATTAACGTGCTTTGCAATGAAAACCTCGATCGGACCGCTGAGAGTAGCTGCCTCGCTCTTGATCTTATCCTCGTCCCATAACCACCACTGTATTTCCAGCAATTGCGCAACGGTGTCAGCAGGGAACCGACTGCGGATAACTTGTGCACGATTGCCGGCCACTATCGCATAGGGCTCGACAGACTTGGTGACGACGGAGCCGGCACCCACAACAGCGCCGTCGCCGACTGTCACGCCTGGCAATATGATGGCACCGTGGCCAATCCAAACATCGTTGCCGATCGTGATGCCCCCAGGCTTCCCAGCGTTGGCTAAAGGCTCAGGCTGCTTCAGGACGCGGCTATAGATCGGGAATGAAGTGGCACTCTTCGTCTGGTGTTGGCCGGTGCACATGAACAGGACTTGGCCAGCAACAGAGCAGAAGCTTCCCACATTTAGAGGGGCTTCATTAGTCGGAAAAAGCACCTTCCGCCAAGTGACGCCATAGGTGTGGCGGCCGACCGACACATTATCGGGCAGTTTCGCGCTCGCGTCTTTGAACCACTTAGAGAATACTGACATTTAGACATCCCTGACCGCCAAATAGCGGTTACCTTCTTTCAAATGCAACCTCAAGAGGCTTACACATGGACCGCAATTTCGCGCGGGCGCTCTCGCTCGTTCTCAAATCGGAAGGGCTCTGGTCGGACAATCCGGCCGATCCGGGCGGCGCCACCATGAAGGGCGTTACCATTGCCAATTTCCGCCGCTATGTGAAGGCGGATGCGACGAAGGACGATCTGCGCCATATCACCGATGCGCAGATCGCCACTGTTTATCGCCGCTTTTATTGGGATGCGGTCGCTGGCGCCGAACTACCCGATGGTGTCGATTATGCCACCTTTGACTTCGCGGTCAACAGCGGCCCGAGCCGAGCTGCGAAGTATCTGCAAGCCGTGGTCGGTGTGGCGCAGGACGGGCGCATAGGCCCTGCCACCATGGCCGCGCTAGGCAAGAAGTCACCCGGCGCGGTCATCGACGGTCTCTGCGACAATCGACTGACCTTCCTGAAGGGGCTCAAGACATCGCCCACCTTCGGCAAGGGCTGGGCCTCTCGCGTCGAGAGCGTGCGCCGGGCGTCCCTGTCGATGACGATACAGCCGCCGGCGCCCGCGAAGCCCATCCCGGCTCCACAGCCACCCGTAGCGCCTCCTGCCGCTCCTGCTCCGGCCTATGTCGAGCGCAATCCTTTTTGGGCGGCTCTGTTCGCTATCCTCAAAGCCATCTTCGGAAGGAAATGACCATGAAGTGGTTCAACACCAACAGCTTCCACAACCTCCTGAACGTGCTGATCACCGTCGTTTGCGGTGGCGCGCTCGTCGGCTTCGACTGGACCATGTTCGGCCTCACCGATCGCACGGCATTGCAGATCAGCGGCGCGCTGGCTTTGCTCAAGCTGGTGATCAACGCCGTGCGCGATGGCCCGACCGGCATGGTTGCGCCTCCACCGCCGGCCGAGGAGAAGTGAGATGGCCGAACTCATCATCGCCGGCCTCGAAGGATTCTTTCTTAATCCCACCGTCATGGCCATTGGTGCCGGCGTTGTCCTTGCCATCGGTGCTTGGATCAAGGGCAGGCTTTCCGGAGCCAAGGCAGAGCAGGCCAAGCATGACGCCGAGCGGCTGGCGGCCCGCACCGAATCCGACAAGATCGACCAGGCCGTCGCCGGCATGAGTGACGCCGAAGTGCTGAAAGGACAGGCCAGATGGTCACGCCCAAAGTCCTAGCGCTTGTCGCCTTCATGGCGCTCGGCGCCTGTCAGCACGCGGGCGGTTCATTCTGCGATATCGAGGAGCCGAACCGCAACCCGGTCAAGGACATGACCGTTGTTGAGGCAAGAGACGCGCTCGCCCACAATCTCAAGGGCGAAAAGCTCTGCGGCTGGGAAGCCTGACATGGCAACATCGGCGACGAAGAGCCTAGAGATGATGGTAGGCGGCCTCGTCGCCGCTATGGAGGGCGTCCAGCGGGACGTAACCGAGATCCGGCGCGATATCAAAGACAGCGATGCCAGGGCCGCGCTCTCTTATGAGCAGTCTGAACAGCGCGCCGCTGCCAGCCGGTCGAAAATGTACGCGAAGACCGACGAGCTGGTGGAGCGGCTTGCCGAAACTGAAGGCGCGGTGAGATCCCTCAGCGAAGATATGACGGAGGTGAAAGCCGTCACTGCCGAGGTGACCAGATGGAAGCTGATGGGCCTAGGTGCCTTGGGCGTGACCGGTATGGCAGCGGCCGCCTTGGCCTCCCTGGTCACCGCCTACTGGTCAGATATTTGGCGGGTGATGCGTGGCGGCTAATGCCGATTAATATACGGAACTGTGCACGGGTATGTGGGTCCGAGACAGGCTGGTGCTTAAAATTGTTTGGAACAAGAGCCGCATCTGCGGGTTTATGTCGTGCAGCGGCTTTCTCAGGAATATGGCCGCTCTATTCAAGGTGCAGAACCCGCCGCCATGGTCCCCCCTCAGCGGCGGGTTTCTCTATTCCGATAAGGGCGCTCAGCCAAGATCAGAGTAAGCTGCTATCGAGCGAATCCAACTTTGAGCGAATGCTGTTGATACGTCCACGATAGCGTCTGCTGTTGTCAGGTCGAGGGCAATATCCAAGCGACCTTCCGTTGTCTGAATGGAAAGAACTCCGAGAACGCCGTCTTTGGCCCGAACCGTGGCAACGCGAATTTCGGTCGGCACAAAGGGTGCCTTTTCCATACGTTTCATTTGGGTTGCTCGCCTCACGCTGGCGAGACAGTCGCGCAACCACGCTACGATTTCAAGCGCAGCGCTTGGCTACCCAGCCGTAGGGGAATGTTACACCTTAGCCTTCCGCCACCCCGCCCACCAAGCTTGCCATTGGGAGCAAAACCAGCGCTCGCCCTTGGCTGGGTTGACGACTGTTGTGTTGTAATAGCGCTGACCTGGCATGTGATAGATGCGCTCGCCTGTCTCGACGCTGATATTACCCTTGATGTTGCAGCCAACCGGCGCTCGGGACGCTGGGGAGTCGCCCTGCCGATGCACGGTCGGCAGAGGATGCAGTTCGGCTTGTGGCATGAAGTAGCTGGCTCCGGCAACGCCACAAAGCAAAACCGGGATTAGCGCCCGCTGATCTAACAGCGAACGCCGACGCCGCCTTACAAGCTTCTGCCTTTGGAGGCCCATAACCCTCTCTCCAACGAGAGAATGCGTCGAACACTTTGGGGAGTCCAGAGCGCTGTCAAGTCGCGCCGCCCTATAGGCGCGCACTCTAGCCATTCGTTAATAATTCCTGAATTTTCGAAGATTTAACTACAACCTGCAACTCTGTTGTCGGGGACAGAAGCTATGAACAAGCTATTCTTCGGTGACAACCTTGACGTTCTGCGAAGGCAGGTCAAAGACGAGAGCGTTGATCTTGTCTATCTAGACCCTCCTTTCAATTCGAATGCCAACTACAATGTCCTATTCAAAGAGGGCGCCGGCATACCATCCGAGGCGCAAGCAGAGGCGTTTCGCGATACCTGGTCGTGGGGAGAACCTGCGGCCATAGCATTTGATGATGTCATGCGCGAAGGGGATGACTTGGCGCTTGTCCTTCGGGCCTTCCGCGCTTGGCTTGGCGACAATTCGATGATGGCCTACCTCGCTATGATGGCCGTCCGTTTGATTGAATTACACCGCGCACTGAAACCGACTGGGTCGCTCTATCTTCACTGTGACTCAACGGCCAGTCACTACCTAAAAATGCTGTTAGACACCATTTTCGGGCCAAGGAATTATCGGAACGAAATCATCTGGAAGCGGACCACGGCCCATAGCGATACAAAATCTGGCTTTAGCCGCGTTACGGATACGATCTTCTTTTATGCAAAATCGGACAAAGCGACATGGAATACCCAATACGGCGAGCACTCGGAATCTTACAAAGCGAGCCACTATCGCCACGTTGACGCACAACGGAGGCATTACCGTCATGACAACATTATTCGATCCCAGAGTATGGGGCCGAGACCGAACTTGGTATACGAATACAACGGATTTACGCCGCCTCACGGCTGGAGGGTCGTTCGTGAGAAACTTGCCGAAATAGACCGGGCGAATCGTATTTACTGGTCTCGCAATGGTGTGCCGTATCTCATTCGCTACCTAGATGAGCAGAAGGGCGAGATTGTCGACAATCTCTGGACTGATATCTTCCCGGTGAATTCACAGGCGCGTGAAAGGCTCGGATATCCAACCCAAAAGCCTCTCGCTCTGCTTGAACGAATTTTGAATGCCTCATCGAATCCCGGCGACATCGTGCTCGACCCATTTTGCGGCTGCGGCACAAGCGTTGAAGCGGCAGAGCGACTCAATCGGAAGTGGATCGGAATTGACGTGACCCACTATGCCATAACGTTGATCGAACGCCGCTTAAGAAAAATAGAGAACGTCCAAAAATTCGAAGTAAGCGGAAGGCCGACCGATCTTGCTGGCGCACGTGATCTCGCGCGGCGCGACAAACACCAATTTCAATGGTGGGCTTCTTGGCTGCTTGGTGCGCAGACCTATGAATCAAAGAAGGGAGCCGATAGGGGCATTGATGGAAACATCTATTTTGCAAACGGCCCGTACGGATTTGGGCGAATAATTGTCTCTGTGAAGGGCGGAGAACACCTCGGGCCAGCCATGGTTCGGGAATTGAGCGGCGTTGTCCAAAGGGAAGAGGACGCCAATATGGGCATTCTGGTCACTCTTGCAGAGCCAACTAAGGCAATGCTTTCAGATGCTGCCGGCGCAGGGTTTGTGGAACGGTCTGCGCACGGCAGACTGCCCCGCGTACAGATCGTGACCGTCGGTGATTTGCTGGATGGGCGCTACCCGGCAATGCCCCCGTTGCCGCCGCCAGCCGTAACAAAAATCCGGACAAGGGCTGCGCGAGACCGTGACCAACTTGAACTTCTCTTGCCCTTTGATGTTGACGGGCTAAAGATTCGGAGTGGCGCAATTCTCGACCCGAGGTACCTGGCCCTCAATAGTGAAACGTCTAGGCGTTCTTCTTAGGCTTGGCGCGCAACACTCGTTCGGAGGCTTACTCTGACCTGCCAGATTATGGGCTTACCCAGTCCTTCCGTTGACACCAGCAGGTGATTGGCCATTTCAGGGGTGACAGCTACATAATACCGGATCGATCTATCGCGTCGGAAAGTTAATGACTTGTCCTAGCGCATCTCCGCGGGCATCGATCTCTCGGGTCCGGAAGCAGGCGCGGGCCATCCCATCACAAAGCCCGCTGGCCTGACGCGCTCGGATCTGATGCGTTCCTGGTGGGAGTGAGCACTCTCACTCCGTACGGAGGCGAGTTCCTCCCGAAGATGATGCATGTGCGCTCTTTCTTCCACCAGCCATGATCGGAGCTACCGTGCCATTTCGATACAAGTTGCTGATTCCAAGACGACCTAGCCATTCCCCAACGGCTGGGAAGAATCCGGTTCCTGACAGCGTTCCCTTCGTTCTTTAAGGAACAGCTTGGTGTGCTCGTCCCACTCAAGAGGCGTTGTGCCGCGCTCTTGAACGAACTTTCCAAACTCCTTGCGCAGGTCGGCAAGGTCCAAAGCCCAAAGATGCTCACTGCTACCGGGGTTCGACATCACCTTCACCAATTCCGTCCGTTCTCCCGGAATAAGGTTGGCTTCGCGGTAGAGCCTTCAAGATGGCATTGCGAGATAATTTGCTGGCTTGCTAATATGCCTATATCTTAAGCAGCGCGGGGGACATCATATCTTCCCGCAGCGGCCGGTGCGGTTAAGCCCCCACGAGCATGCCCAACTGCACCGGCCATTTCCCTACGGATGGGTAGGGTGGTTCGCGCTCGGCGATCTTCTTCAAGAGCTACAGGCGAGCGAACTTGTCGAGATCCAGGCGTATCCGCTGGCCCTCCGCAAAGGACAGCGCGAACGATTCAAGCTCGAATGTTCGGGTAATTTCCTGATCATTCTCGACCACGCGAACCAACCATTCACCGCAGGTTTCTGTCACTTCGACGCAAGGCACGGCCTTGCGGAAAGGAACCACGTTATCCATCACAGCCTCCCTACGAAAAGCAATGGCAACGTCGAGTTTTATAGCGCCGACGAAAGCGGGCTTTCAATAACAAATACGGTTTGGGATTAACAGTTTTTAAGCCAGAAGTGGTCAGCCGGTTGTATTTGAAGCCTGCTAACAATCGCCCTATCTGCCTTATCGCATAGCATCGGGAGGTGGCATGGCCGGAGTAACTACCGCCGCAGAGATGGCGAACGCTGTTGGGATTGACCCTGAGACGTTTCGCGAGGCTTTGCGCGATTCAGACTTCCCGTGGCACAATCCCCCTGACGACTGGACGGTGGAGATAGATGGCCGCCAGCATGAGGCAATGCGCACCGTGCTGCTGATGGTCCTCCTGAAGCGGAAAGCCCAAAGAAAATATGACTAGGTTTGTCAACGACATTTCGCCTTGAAAGCTCGTGGCGTTATTCGCGCACGCTCATCTTGGCGCCGAGCACGGCGCCGAAGCGAAACCCGCTTCTCGACAAGGCTTAGCTTCATGCGTTCCATTTGAGCGTACGTTTTTTACGAAGCATTGCGGGTCGTTCGAACGGCCCTAAACTATCACGGCGGGGTCCCTCCCCGTAGTCGCCGGCGTGGGTTTCACTGTTGTCTCATCGGCAACATCGCGCCGGCCATTTAGGGCCTGAGAAGCATCACCTGATCCGACACGGTTTATCCAAGCCAACTCCGCCAACGGCGAGATGGAAGCCGAGGTCGACGAAGCCGCCGTCGAGCGCCCCCACGAATAGCCATTTTGCCGTACGAATCAGTACGGTCGTTTTTGATTGCAGAAAGGGTTTCGTTGGGCCTATAAAGATTGCGTTTACCATTGCCTTTTTGGGAGGATGCGATGGTTGCAACGCCCATAAATATCGCTCAAGCGGCCACTGCGACTACGGCCACCTTGCTGAAGTGGCAGAAGTCCATGGAGGAACGCGCCACGTTTCGCCAGAACATGGATCAATCGCGCAGGGCGATCCAAGCCTCACGCGATCTGCTGAAGCGCCTTCNCTGAAGTGGCAGAAGTCCATGGAGGAACGCGCCACGTTTCGCCAGAACATGGATCAATCGCGCAGGGCGATCCAATCCTCACGCGAACTGCTGAAGCGCCTTCGTCAAGGTCATCGCGACGACAATAGCGTCGCGGATGCGCCAAAGGATTAGCCGCCAGGCAGACGGTGAGACGGAGATCCGGGAACGGATTGGGGCCACGTGCGGCACCTAATGTCGCGATGGTGATGGCCGATGGATGTGCTTGAATAGGAGATTGCCGATCTCCTGCAACGCTGTCATGTCTGGGTAAGCCGCCAGAACGGAGCCCTCACCGCCGACGCTGCCGAGCATGGGGATCAACACGAAGCTGTCATCCCGAAACTTGCTTACGGTGGTGATGGTGAAATCGTAATCGGGAAAGGCATCCTCAAGCAGGGCGCTGATCTCGGCGAGGAATTCCGGTGTTTCGAATTGTGCGCCGATCGGCGGCACCACAATCATGTCTTTGCATACTTGCAT